GGTTCTTGAGCTTTCGCTCTTAAAGATTTTACTTGCTTATCAGACCATTGTTTGCCATTTCGGAACTCATTGTCCTCCATGGCTTGTTTTGCCCATTTATCACGTTGCTCGGAATAATCCGATATAAGGTCTGTAGTTAATTTAGCTTCTGGGTTCTTTTCAGGCATATAAAGTTCCACTTTAATAAAACGTGCTATATTATAGCAATTACTGTATGTTAAACAAGGATTATATATAAGAAAAACCCTCTATTTTGTAAGAGGGTTTTCTTATAACACGATTGTTTATCACATCTTATAACTAATAGTTAGATTAATTAAATAACTTCTCCTTTTATTTTAGAGCTATGCTGTCATCCAGTCAAAGCTCTGGAATAAGCTTCTTTTTTTAGGTTTCCCTTTATCCTCCAAAGTATGCGTTGGTCCATATACTCCTTTGGTTGCATAGAAGAGCCCATCTAAAAGGTCATCATGTTTTCCTCTAGGATACATAAGTAATTCATCTTTTAATTCTAACATGTTTTTCTGCATAAAGAACTTCTTCTGTGCAAAGTATGGCTGCATAGTCTCCAATCTATATGACTTGGAGGTTCTGGGACTTTCTTTTATTTCTAATCCTGGTACAAATATATTGTCTTCTTCGCATCTTTTACGCAAGTATTCTCGTAACATCTCCTGATATCCCACTGATTCTACTCTCGTCTTATCAGGTTTGTATATTTTAAATTGATTTAAGATTCCTTCTGCTACATTCATAGGTGTAGCATGTTTTCGATAATATGGAAGTATAAAACGATTATTTTCTTTATCAATAGCTATAGTTACTACTGTAGAATAATCTGCTGTTTGCTTTGTTGATGACGCTGGGTCTACTCCCATAAAGACCTTAACAGGTCTTTTTTCTTCTGCTTCTTTATTATTTATGCTTTTAATATGCATATATGGACCATTATCATCATGTTCAAGACTTCCCTCGTAATACTGGAAATACTCTTCTTTGAATAATTGGTCTTCATCTCCTACTATCTCACAGAGGTATTCCCTATAAAACACACTAACACGATTAATACTCTCCAATTCTTTCTTCTTTTGCTTTAATTTTTTAAGTGGCTGCCATTCCTCCCATAGTGATATATTCCTATCAAGGTCTGGTTTGAATAACATATTCTTCCAGCCAGTCATATCCTTCAATGTTTCAACAATACATCTTTGATGTATCGGAGTACCTATAATTGCAATACGACCCTTTATAGGGTCTAATGATGGCAAAGCTGATTGAAGCAACCATCTCAAGTTAGACTCCATTGCCTCTGCTGTTTTTGTATTATTCTCATCTTCTGGGTCATCCAGTATAATCATGGTGGGTCTTTGATTACCCACCTTTATACCACGCAACTGCTGACCAGTACCCTTACATATTATCATAGAACCATCTTTTAAAGATATTTCTGCTTTTGCCCATATTCTTGCAGAATTTATGCCCCAATATCCAAATATCTCTCTGAATTGGGGAGAATAGTCCAATACATCTTTGATAGTACCTAAGAGCTTAACTGCATGGTCTTGCGTTCTAGATACCAATACAATCAGCTTTTTACCTTTTCCGAACATAATATGCCATAATGGAAAGACACCACCTACAATAGAGGATTTTGCGTGTCCTCTAGGTGCAATGATGTTGACTTGCTTCTCAGACTCATCCATTAATGTATCAGAAATCTCATAATGAAAGCTGGGAGATTTAGCAGAGAACATATTTGGCATACACACTTTGCCAAAAAGTATCATATTCTTTTCTAATTTTTTTAATATATCTTTTTTATCCATCTTATTTTCTCAATGTAGCTAAAGGGACAAGATAAAGCCCACTTTGTTTGTTATCTCCACCTATTACCTTTCTTATCTTGCCTTCTTCTAATAGTCTCTTTATACGCTTCTTTAAGGCTGCAGTTCTAAATACCAGTGTAAATACCAGCTCATCTTCAAAGGAGAAGTTATGAAACCACCATTCTGCCTTTGTTATTTCTATTCCTGATGGTTTACCTTTAAAACTATATTCTATTACAAAGTTGCCAGTTTCCTTCCATGTGTCTCTTTCTGTCTTTACCTCTATCTTTTGTCCATCTTTGAGCATAAGTCTGACAGTTTCTTCCCCACGCTCTCCAAATGCGATATCTCTTTTTACATTTATATCATAAAAAGGCTTATACTTCGGGTTTGACTCTTTCTTCACTCTTTTTCTCTACAATCAACTGCTTTTCCTCTTTTGCTATAGTATCTGCTATGCTAGATGTAACATTCATCTCTATTGTGTCTGTTACAACCCTTTTTCCTGGCTTCATTTCAAGTAAATCCATGAAATTCTCTGTAGCTCGCAGGAAATTACCTACATCACACTTCTTCTTAGCCATATCTAAAGCCTCTTGGTGCAAATCTACCACATATTCCTTGGTTATACCCTTCTCATTAAGAATATCCCTTACCTTAGCCTCAACTACTGTCTGTATCTCTTCTCTTTTCATAAGCCTCCTTACTGTTGCTGCAGGTATCTGCTGGTCTGGTCTGTATATCTTGCCTAATTGCTCCCAATCAATACCCTTGTCCGACAATAACATCTCTACATATGCATTTATCAGGTTCTTTGTACGAGTTCTTCTTAACTCACCATCTACCCATATCCTTGGATTTATAGCAGTATACCTGTTCATAGCTCTATTAGGCTCATATAGTAACTTTGAGGTCTTTGTTACCCAGCCTACTCCATGACTTAACCTTATAAATACCTTTGCTTTTGAATTACCAATCTTCTTTTTATATTCTTTCCTGCTTAAACATATACCCACATAACCATCATCAGATATACCCATATCACCTGCATCAACCTCTTTCCATGGCTTATATGCAATCCCCCTGTCATCAGCTTCAGATGCAGTATAAATCTGAAATTCTATTTTTTTATTATTAATTTTTCTAGATATTTTATCCATCATTATACTCATCTGCAGTTGTAGGTTCCCTTTCATCCAGTATCCATTCCAATGCTTCACACCAACCTTGGTTCACAAAGCCGTTTAAAGTATCATGCCTACCACTACCCTCCTCTTGCTTGTCTCTCCATCCTATTATTTCATTGAAACATTCCCTTATTTCAGCTTCACTCTTCATTCTGAATGCTCCATTTTACATCTCAAGTAATCATACATGACATCCCCCGATTCATCATAATCATCTAAATTAGGAGCTTCTCTGGTATGCTCCCAGCGAGCCTCATAATGCTTGCAATGATAACAATAATTGGTATTTTTTTTATATTCATAGCCACAGAAAGGACATTCTTCCCCTATAACCTCTTCACCTATAACCTCTTCACCTAATAACTTCATAACAAAAAGAAGTATAAATCTCCCCTAAGAGATTTATACTTTTATAAGTAAAAGACTTAATACTAATACTCTTAATAGTAATACTCTTAATCCCTACTCTCATAAATATCAGTATCTTCATATGCAAATAAAGACATCGTCTTTTCTTCTAATTTGAGCTTATCCTTCTTGGCTGTAACACCTTCCTGCTCTGCTACCGAATCTTTGAAAAAGCCTGCTTTGGCTATCTTATCCCAATCTATGCTTCTTCTAATTCTATCAGACATCTGGCTGTATCCTCCTCATCTTCTGAATTTAATAACTGACATAGTATCTTGGCTATAATTGCACGTTCTGCATCATATAACTCTAAATCATCATTATAACTGTCTATGTCAAACTCAGTTCCCCAAATACCACTTACTACATCAAATATATCATACTCATCCATAATTGTAATTTACGAATGAGGAGGGTATATTCAAAAAATTATTTGTAGAATGAGAGTGGGGGATAAATGTAGAACCTACCCCCCCATTAATCAGGAACGCCCACCCTGATTCCCATTGGGTTGGTAGGTTCTAACAAACTGAACGCTACCACCATCCTACGAACACTCTACATACATCCCTTCCCCACCCATGCTCCCACCTCCATACCCCTTCGCACAGTAACGCGAACCCGTATGAGGAGGGGAGCAACACTATAGCATCACCTATGTTTATACATATGTGTATCTATCTACATATCCCCAACCCCACACACACGACCATACAACAGAATCCCTACACTTTATAGC